CTCAGTTTATATTCGTACAGGCCGTTCTCATTCTGGAACAACATGCCGTTCACTTGGTCGTTGATGTTGTTGATGACGCCCATGGACTGCTTGGGGGCATCCATCGTGCGGCTATACCCATTCCCTTCGTCGAAGCACTGCTTAGCAGCGTCGATGAAAGACTGTCGGTTGATGAGCTGAGGATCAACTGCCAAGCCCCAGTTCACATCGGTCAGGATCTCATAGATGACGTGGATCGGGTTCGCGTCTGCGGTCGTCCCGTCGTCCCGGACCTTAACGTAGGAGGAGGTCAAGGTCCTTGGGTACCGCTGGATGTGGAACTTGAACGCTGGAACGGCGGCTCGCTCTGTGAGCATCCCGCCTTCCCATACCATGCGCGCGACGTTCTTGTACGAGGGCAGCAGAGCGGATCGCTTCACTTGAGTCCCGTTGGCCAGGGTGTACGTCTCGCCTTCTCGGTCCTCCACGTCGAATATGTAAGTGCTCTGGGGCTGGTCGGCCGTCCCGTAGTAGAAGCTGATGTCCCCTCGGATTCCGCCGCCCTTCTTGGCGCCACCTGTGAGGCCTAGGTCCTTGACGGAGATTCGGCGGTGACCGCTAGCGGTCTTTACAAATCCCGCTGTGGGCATTGTTCCGCCCACGAACGCTCGCACTTCCCCAGCCTTCAGGAAGAACTCATCGTCGAGCTGGACCGCGGTGATCGTTTCGACCTCCCCCCAGCACAAAGCTAGGTCGAGCCCAAGAGAGTACTGGAAGGCGACATCTGCCCCGGCGGTGTCGAGGGCGTTTGTGGAGAAGTCCCCATACCAGATGACGTTAGGTCCGTCAACCCGTGCCGCCCCCCAAACTACAGGGATGTAACGGCTCTCTAGGTTGGTCGGGAAGCCGTAGTCTCCGAGGCCATTGGGCTCTGCGTCTTCAATGGAGGGTTTAGGCATCAGTAGGGTAGTGGCGATGCTGGCCACGGCCAATACAGCCGCCATGATCGCCATGATGATGATAAGATCAATTCCGAACATACTGTTACCTCACCTTCGTAAGTTTGGCGTCTGCCGTGAATGGGTTCAGCGTTGGGACATAGGGGAACCCACCGTAGTTGTCTACGTTGTTGAACCGAGATAGGCACACATCAATTGACTTGTCACACCCTGCGGTGAACGTGATCGCCTGCCCTGCGGCCAGACCGGCGAGAGGGACCAAGAGCACAAGAGAGTACTCGTTGGTGCCCCCAGTGGCCTCGAACTTCACGCCCATGCGCTGGGACCCATCGACGCCCGTCAGGAACGTGCCGCCGTTGAAGAATGACACGTCGGACGAAAGTTCCGCCTGGGCCAGCCCTGTGTCAGACAAGGTCACGGTCACGCCATCTGAACTGAGGGAGACGACGGAAAAGCTGAATGTAAATGCGGACTCAGTCACCCGGCACTGATTCCCGTACAGGTTGTGGTCACACATCCACGAGTAGGTCTGTGTGGGGATCTGCGAGGTCAGGACGTTCATCACGCCCGCCAAGGACACAGTCGCTTCCGTGCCCGCGAACTTGACGCTAGACACCGACCCAGACCACAGCGGATTGAGTTCCGCAGTGGAGTCGCCCAGGTGTACCTGCTGGATCGTGACTCGATCTGGCGAGGGTGGCACGCCGCCGAGGTAACGTGCGGCGAACGGATTGTTGAAGGGGAACTTGATCGAGATGTTGCCAGAAGACTCCTTCAGTGACACTGTGGGAGCGGTGCGCTTCATCGCGACTGGCTCATAGGTTATCCCGTCGCGTACGTAGGGTTCCGCGGAGGATGTGTAATAGAACGTGTCGGAACCCGTGATTGTGTAAAGCTCAATCGGGGCTCCCGACTCTACTGATGTTTCTTGATCTGAGAAAGACATTCGGGGGTTTCCTTTCTGGGTTATTGTTTGACCGTCTGTACCATTGCTTTGCAGACAACTGACTCGCGGCTCTCGTACTTGAGCTGGAAACTGTCAGAGGCCATCCGCACATGGTACAGTAGCTCGAACCTGCCCTGGTTGACTGCTAATGAGGGCAAAGCGCCCTCGTGCGTGACCGTGACGGAGTCATCTGAGTTCTTAACGGAGCTGGAGATGGTATGCTGCGTCCGACTACCGTCAAGGAGGGTGACTTCAAAGGAAGCGTATCCATCCAGAAGGGGGGTTAGTCCTCCCAGGCCGGTGCCCATGAGGGTTAAGGTACTCGCACCGGCATTGCGGCTTAGTGCCATGAAGTCCTGTGTGCCCGAGGGCACGTAGAAGGACCGCTGCCGACCTTGGGTCCACATGAGAAACTCACGGAGCGCGTCGATTTTTCCGGGCTCGTACGTGTAGTCGAAGATGCGATCAAACTCAATCGTGTTAGTGTCCCTTCGTTGGAAGGTATCTATGATTCCGATCCTACGGTCAAACCTGACCGCACCTGAGTCTCCTGAGAAAGTCAGTGACCGCTTTATCTGATTACCTTCGCGCAATATGGGGCGACCGTTGAAGGTCTCCGGTGCCAGGTTGGTGTACAGCGTAGAAGTGTCTAGGCTGTTGCCAGGGTAGTCCGCCTGCTGGGACATCCACCGGGACCTGAAGCCTGTTGCCTCAGAGGGATACACCTCAACTTCGGCGCCCTCCCGCAACAGTGCGAGGTTCTGGGGGACTACTTTAACGGAGCTGCCAACTGACACTGCTTCGCCGAAACTTAGCCTATCTGAATCTGTGGCGTCTAGTTTCAACGTCACAGAGAATGTGTTGCCCGCTGAGTCCTCAAGCAGTACCTTGTCCCCCACTTTCAGGCCGCTTATCGAAGGGTCCCATCTGGTGGGCCCATCAAGAACGACGTGGAATGTGTTGGGCAAGAAGCTCCCGCCATCGGTGAACTGAATCACCCCCGGCTGAGTACGGTGCCACATGGCCACCTTTGCCTCGCGCGAGGTAAATCCCATCATCTGGGACTGGAACTCGCGGCCGGTCTGACGGTCCGCTGCGCTCAGTAGGTAGGACAGCGCCATGGTCGATCGAGGGTTCGACCTCAACCTAGTACGCTGCTCAGTGCCATCCCAAGCCTCCGAGATGTTAGTCTTGAACTGCAAGGTCTCCATGACGTTGCCCTGCGGCTTGTTTTCCACTGTGACGTATCGTAGGAAATCCAGGGTCAGCGACGTGCCCGCCCACAGCAGGGTCGCGGATTGAACGGAGGTGCGAGCGGGGTCCAAGAACGTAACTGTGACCTGCACTCTTGCATCTGGGGGTACGATCAATGGGGTAGCCGCCAGTTGCGCGGCATTCGTCAATGCAGCTTGCCCTGGCCAGGAGACCTGGAAGCTGCCGTCCTCTAGCCCCAATACTATCGGGGAGGACTCATACTCATCAGAGGCGTTGTAAAGGTCTACGGTGGTCGAGGAAGTGGCGGCCACTTCCCCGAGATCAACAGATGTGCCAAGGTTCACGGTGTACTGGCTACCAAAATAGGTCGAGCCGAAGGTGGAGATCATAGGGGTTTACCTCTCGTATACGTATCCGGCCAAGCCGGAGTGGTCCGTGGGATCTAGTGGCCGCTGTACTTCTGTAGTGAGCCCCCTAATGGTTACTGGGGCAGAGTCAAAGTTGCCAGCTTCCGTTACGATTGAACTGTCTAGCTCAAACCCCGCAATACCTGTGTGCAGGGTGATGCGACCCACGCCGGGGAACTGTCCCAAGTGTACGGCGTACCCTCCGTTGCTGTAGGCGTACATGGAATTTCGTTGAAGCCTAGTCTGGCCGACGGATATGTAGTCCCACTCTAATCTCGCGCCAGTTGTCGGTGCGGAGTTGTACTGCCACATGTCCACCCGAAGGCCCGTGATTGTGGTGGTCCACCCGGCCATACCGTATGGGTCGAGCTGGAATGTAGTCCACTCACCTGCGTCGAAGGACGCCGGAACGTCGAAGGTCATACTGTTGCCAGCAGCACCAAAGCTCGTGTTGGCCGTGTTCGATATGAACACCTGCCCCCCAAAAGCGCTACGAACGCCTCCGACGTCAGGAGTCTTCAGGCGTACGCGGAACTCAACCTTGTCGTATGTGGAGTTGGTCACGTACGCCAGTCCGTCCACTCCATTGGCCCGCCAGAAGTGCGTCTGCGGGTCAGCGCCAGTGCCAAAGTCCTGCTCAGCCCAGCCATCAGCGTTGAGGGCGGTGCCGCCCGTCGCGGATACTAGGTTGGCTATGTCCTCAGCCTCTAGGATTGGGTCCTCAGTCTGAATAGAGGCGCGATCAGTGGGCATGGGCAGGCCATGTAGTACGGCTTCAACCGGAGCCCAAGGCGAAATGTGGTGTTCCGCGTAGAGCCCGAAGGCCGAAGGGTTAGCTACCCGCAGTGGGAAGAACGTACGCGCCCGTGCGCCCGTCATGCCCAGCGCCTCGGAACCCTCAAAGCTATTGAACCCTGATTGGATGGAGTAAGACTGCGACTGCAAGAACAAGTGCTTTGTCTCGTTCGGACCATACTTACGCAGGTGGTTCGCACCCGTGGGGCCGTAGCCTAGACGACCACCGTCTTGCTGACGTATGGTGCCGTCGGCTCCGTCGTTGGTGGTGGCTGCGATAACGGTGCAAGGGTTCTTGTACGCTTCGTTAGCAGCTTTGTACGAGAAAGGGTACTGGTAGGTGTCCACACCCTGTTCGTCCGTGTGGGGGCCGCTGGTGCCGAGGAATATGCCGGTCGGGTTGGAACCGGCAGTGAGGAACTCCGCGTCCCCCGACAGTCGGCCCATCCACCAGTGGATGAGCTTGCCCGCGCCCTCGGTCTGTAGGGTCATGTGGAAGTGCTCTTCGCCAACCTCCGCACTGCCATAGAACTCGTAGTTCACGCCGGAAGTGAAGTTCAGGCGTCCTGACCTAGGGAAGTACCCCTTGCGGATGTCCGCAGTGGTCGTCTTTTGGCCCCACATAGAGGTGGAGAAGTCATTGAACGCCGTGGTGCTCAGCAGTTCGGGGTCCCGTGCGTTGAAGTTAGACAGCAGCAGGTCGGCGGGAACACCCGTTGAGTCGGTAACCGTGACGCCCGTAGCGTTCGTGCCATCGTTGTTATATGACCCGATGTAGATGCCCTCCACCACCTGCTGGAATGCAGGGTCGCCCAATGTGGGGTGGGGCAGACCATCGGTGAAGCCTTCCCCCACTGAGACGGATACGACCTCAAAGACGTGCTGAGAGTAAGAGACAGCGGAGATGACATGGTCCTTCTTGAGCACCAGTGCCTGCCCAGGTTCCGCTGCTGTCAACGGCCCCTGCCCTTCAGTTACGTCCGCCGTGAACGTAGTGAGGTCAAACAGCCCATTCACTCCGGCAATCGCTTGGCCCGTCAAAGTGGCCCAAGAGATAACCGCCGATCCGTCTAGTGTAAACAGGGTCTCCCCTTCTTGGCCGAAGTACCGGTTGGGTTCGTATGTGAGCGCACCCGAGGCGGAGGTCAGCAGTTGACCCAGGAGCACATGCTCAGACTCCAAGTTGTTCAGGTCCTGCCCCTGCACTACGTCGAAAAGGTAAATCGCGCCCGTGCCCCGGTGCTGGAGCCCTAGTACGGAATCTCCTCCGAAGGCGCTAAGGCCGAGGGACCCCCCAAATGCGTCATCGAAGTTACCGAGTGTGCGAGTTGCGAAAGCTGAGATGGCTACACGCAGTTCGTCCGGTGAGTTGGCTGTTCCTGATACGTGGGGCATGGGGGTTCTCCTCTTTAGAGTTCGTTCATGTCAAACATTAAGTTGCCGGAGTTCGAGTATAGGTCCGCAGGTACGGCGGTGTAGAAGGAAGGCGCGTTGGACTGACTGAACCCGATCAACATTCGGAGGGTTCGGCCACCGGTAGTGAACTCGGTACCCGAGATGTAGGGCACCTGCGTGGTTCCCTCATACCTCTGTATGTGGTTCGCCCAGTACATGCCGGGGATCTCCCCGATGTTCTCGTACTGGTTGGCCACCCCGGTTGTGGCATCAGAATGGAGCAGCCGGTTAGTGGTGCCGGGTTGTGTCCAACTGTGGTCATCCCCAGCAAGCTGCCGCAGTGTTATCGGCAGGACCCGAGGTCCGCCAGGGCTCTCTAGGTGCTGGTACGCGAGAGACGACGGGGACTTCCAACCGACGACGGGGTCCCAGCCAACAGATTGTGAGATTCCGTTGAACTCTGTGCAGATGAACGCTTTACTATCATCCTTCGAGCCTATTGAGGCGGTCGTCGTAGCGCTGCCTTTAACCTTCCAGTTGCCGATGGAGGTTGCACCTTTCGGAATGAAGGTCTTAGCCTGCGCCGGAGTGTTCTTCGACGCATCGCCCATCACGAAGTCGTGAGTCAGGATCATCGGGGCCTTTAGAGTGTAGAACCCCGCAGGGATACCCGAAAACGTATCGTCCCAAATGCGGGATTCGATAGTGTCCATAGCCCCATATTGCTGCCGCCACCAAGGTCTGGTGCGGTTGGCTAAGGTTCCACTGGACCGGAAACCAATGTCTCCGAGGAAAGCCATTGGGTGTGGATACTCGGTGACCTCTTCGTACGGTCGGAACATGCCGAAGAAATACGCGGTGTCCCTTTCGCTTCCGACGGAGCCGGGAGCTACGGGCAGTCCGGTTGCCGGGTCTGCAACCTGACCGAGCATCCTGATGTATCCAGGGCCCCGGAAGATGGTGAAGTAGTCCACGGCACGAGAGGATAGGGGAGCGGGGTCCACGCTACCGTTGCAGCGACCCGCGCCGAACTGCGTGTAGATGGTGTTCGTCGCAGTGCTGTATGTCTGGGGCGCTACGAAGCCGCCGCGAGTGAAAGTGTTACTGTGCGAGAGGTTAGCCACGGGGAACACCTGCGTGTCGATGTTGCGCCCTTGGAAGGACAGCCCCTGGATGTCGTACAGCGCCATCGCGTCCGACGGGTCCAGGCCAGTCTTGCGTCCGGTGTCAAACAGGAGAGTGGAACTAGGGACATTAGACCCGGAGCTATTGCGAGTCGTTTGGCACATGTCCGACCAGTTGAGTTCCTCCGTGTAGGTCGGGTTGATGACGTCAAATGTCAGAGGGCCACCGGCTATCGCCGCGGTAACGCCTACCGTGATAACGTAATTGCCATTTTCGTCGTAGTAGTCCTCGTCCTGGCCGTATGCTCCAAAAAATGGGTTCCCCGCCGCGTCGTACAGGCTGTACAGGGTGCCAGAGTTCGACGAGTGCTGTGGTGCGGATACGATGACGGAAACGGCGCCGAAGTAGATGGTAAAGGTACCAGTCGCCACAGACACTTCGTCGGCGGGTAGGTTCTGCTTCAAGTTAGCGGTGTATTGAGAGTATGGGGTGGCTGAAGTTAGGGTTCCCACTGCGTGAGAGGCGGGCCGGGATGTGTCTAGGGTATTGACCACGCCGACACTAGTACTAGTGGTGCTACTGAACGCCAAGGAGGAGTAGTCAATAATAGGAGAACCAGTCATGAACTGAGTCAGGTTGGACTGCAATGCGCCACATGCGCCGAGTCGGTCACCCAGGCTCAATTTGCCGTGGGTCATGTCCGTGAACTCACCTGAGCCATATCGACGCTGCGGGACACGAACTACAATCTTATCTTCCATGATGATTCTCCGGGGGAAAGGCCGCGGCCCAATGTAGAGGGCCGCGGCTTGAGTTTGGATCTACCCGAGGGATCGCAGGATCTCTGGGTTGCGCTGAATCACGTTCATGATCAGGTTCTCACCCTCTTCACTTCCGAGGGCGTCGAGCGTGTTCTGTGAAGAGTCCACGTTGACAACGGTGACCTGCGGGGCTTCTTGCTGCATCATGCCCTGTGTGGTGGTGTTGTTCTTGATCGAACCAGACTGCGGGGGAACAAAGAGTTCCGGTCCGCGCTCACCGACGATAACCGGTCCGCTTACGCGACCGCCGCCTGCTGCGAGGGACATGCCTCCGCCGCCCAAGCCACCCATTCCCATCAGTCCGACCCCACCGCTGCCGCCGGAAAAGCTGTCCATGCTGGGAGCGCCACCAGCCGAGTTACCCACAGAGCCTACGCTCCCGCCCATCGCAGAGAGCGCCGCCTGGATTGCCAGTTGGATGAGCAACTGCGTGATGATCTTCTGGATCATTTGTAGCATAGCCAAGGCGAACTTCTTGAAGTTCGCCTTGCCCGTGGTCGCCAGCTCTACGATGGAGTCTGTGACGAGATCAAACGCGCCAGAGAGCCCTTCGCCGATGGTAGCGCGCGTACTGGTAGCGAACTCGAAGATGTGAGCCTTCGCGTCGTCCAGGCCCCCCGTCATTGAGTTGAAGAGTTCCTCGGGGGACATGAACCCCGCTGCTTGGATCTCTTCCATAGTCCGGTTAGCAGCTTCGGTCTTCTCCTCGTCATCGGGGGCGGCGCCGCCGCCGAGTGCGGCGGGGACCCCCACGGGCTCGTCGTGCTGGCGGCCTACGATCGCGGCGGCGCTCTCTGCGAGACGCTTAGCTTCGGCCATTACATCTACGACGACTTCCATGGCGGTCTCTAGGGCGGGAGCTACAAACCCCTCGATCAGGTTGCCCGCACCCTCGACGCCCTTTTTAAGTTTATCCTCGAAGGATTGTGCGAAGTCTATAGAACCCTCCTCTGCGTTCGCCCATGCCCCTTTGAGGAAGTCCCCGCTTACGAGTTGGCCCATGTCCGCTTGCTGTAGGGTCTCGACAAATTGAGAGACCTTCTTCATCTTGTTCAGGATCGCGGACAGGAAGTCCAATGTGCCGTTGAAAGCCCGCTTGATGCCGCTTACTGTGGAATCGAACATGGGGCCGATGCTCATGGCGATCATCTTTGCCGCGAACTTGATCTTGGAGAATCCCCAGTTCGCAAAATTGACGATAGCCTCGAACGCAGTCTTCGCAACGAGTTTGTACATATTCCAGTACCCAACGAGTACGTCCATTAAACTGATCTGTGAGCCGAACACCTCTACCGTCGAGTTGCGGAACCGGTATATGCCCGCAACGATAAGGGAGATCACTCCGACGATCGCCATGAACGCGGAGGTAAGTGGAAACGAGACTATAGTCAGACCCACTACTGCGGCAGCGAGTATCGCTACCCCAGCGGCAGCCCCGACCATCGCGGCCTCGACGTTGTCCATCATCTTGCCAGCTTCAGGTCCGCCCTCTTTGATGATCCTGTTCATCTCAATCAGGGGCTTTGTGATGAACTTGTCTATCGCCCCACCCAGTCCCTCAGCGGTGCCTGCGGCGTGCATCATCATGCCCGCGAACAAAGTAAGTTCTCGGTTTACGGAGACCATCTGGGCCTCAATGGTGAATGAGAACTTCTTGAACTTCTCATTCAAGCTATCAATCGACCCGCCAAAGATTCTGACCAGAACGTCCGTCGTGATCTTGCCGTCTTTCCCTAGCTGGCGCAAAGCGCCGACAGGCTCATTCATGCCTTCGGCCAGTACCTGGGCGATCATGGGTGTCTGTTCTAGGACCGAGTTGAGTTCCTGCCCGGACAAGCGGTTAGCCGCTAGGCCCTGCGAGAACTGCCGAAGTGCGCCTTCGGCTTCCTGTGCGGTAGCACCGGAGAGCCTAACGGCCTTGGTCAAGTTTTCGACCATCTTAGATGTGGTCTCATCCCCGAATCCGGCTCCCGATTGCACCATCGAGATGCGCTGATACACCTGGCCGACTTCCGTCAGCGAGGAGTTCATCTTGCGGGCGATGTTGATCGTGTCCTGCATCTTGAATGCCGCAGACCCGGAACTCTTAGCGAAGACCTTCGTCTGGTTGGTCAGGTTCGTGAACGCATCTGCGGACCTGACGAGCTTGCCCGCTGTGCCTATGGCAACCGCGCCTACCGCCGCCAGAGCGATACTAGCTTGGCCCGCGGACAGTCCAGCGCGATTCATGGACCTGCCGAGTCCGTTCATCTGGCGAGTGGTCTGCCGGATGCCTCGTGCGTTTACGTTAATGTTAATATTTTGGGTCGCCATCTGTTCCCCTTTAGCGTATTCCGAAGTTTTTGTCTAGCACGTCAAAGCCGATGAGCCAGTTGACAGCTCGGTTGACCGCACGCCTAACGAAGCCAGCGGGGGCTTGCGTTGAGGTGCCAGTGTCTAGGATCGCAATGTACGGTACCCCGTTCGAGATACTCGCGTTCATTGTACCTTTGCGGATCTGCGAGTGGGCCTCTTGGTGGGCCCCAGGAGGTTCGCCATATTGGCCCTCCCCAGGATCATCGTAGTTCGGTCCGTTCGTACTGATATTCCACCCGTTGGTTGCGCGTCGGGTGTCACGCGGAGTTCCTGTGCCCGCTCCAAAGGAGCGTGGGTCTTGTGTGAGTTCGCCATAGACTTCGGAGGATACGTCCCGCACGAGGGTGCCTAGGTTGCGCTCAATATTCCTGACTATCTTTTCTAGCTGCCTAGCCTCTACCGTCATGTTCGTTCTCATCCGCATTGTATGCTCACTCCAAGAAAAGGGCGGACCCTCATGTGAAGGTCCGCCCATTAGACTGTGGGGTTCCGCTAGCCACGCCAATGGTTCAGCGGGGTACCCCTCTATCGGGACTTTGCCCTGCCTTTGTTCTCTGCTTCCTTTTGCTTCCTGCTCATCTCCTCTTGAACTACAGCCAGATACTCGGCATCGAGTGCGTGGATGTAGGCGATGAAGTCCTCATAGATAAGGACATCTTGAGTGTACCCCTGCCGCTCAGCATAGTGATCAATCGCAGTCCAAGGGATTGGCCCCGGACCACTCATTGTATACTGGCGGCAGGTTGTTAGAACCCAAAACTCCTGAATGAACGTACCGAGATGCTCCGGTAAGTCAGGAGCGACTGCGCTTTCGGGAGGGGGTACACCCGCATCGGCTGCGGCCTTCAGGAGGGCCGACGCCCTTTCGCCCCATTCCAGGGACCAGCGGATATACTCCCTTAGTTTTTTGAGTTCTGTTCGACCTCTTCCGCTATGAAGTTCACGGCCTTCTGGGCCTCTTCAAGAATCACGGTCCGAAGCTCAGGGAGATCCAGCAGCAGTTGCTTGGCTGCCGGGACACTGAAGGGTAGTGCCTTGCCATCACGGTCGTTGACATTGGACCAGGACAGGATGACCGTCTCGGCTATTGTCTGACACATAATGTCCTCGGCCTTGTCATCGCTCATGGTGCCCGCTTTTATCGAGCGTTCGTAAGGTCGGAGAAGGGCCTGCATACGGGTGGCGAATCTCCTGTTAGAGCCTCCAGCACGGGCCAAGGTGAACTTGATCTCCACCTCATTGTCGAACAGGATCAGCTCGAAGCCGTCGAGTTCGGTATCTTCATTTGTTTCAAAAAGACTGTAAAGGGACATGTAATTATTCCTATAGTGTTCCGGGGATTGGTTGCTGGCTACCTGCCAGCACGAACGCCGAGCCTAGGAGACTCGGTATGAATTGTGCCTTTTTACTTAGGGCCCTCGGGGCTGGGCCGGGTTGGCTGCCCAGCCCCCAAGTTCCTAGTTGCGCTTAGACGGTCTTCGCGATGGTCAGAGTATGGTTCGGGGACGAACTGTCGCGAAGGGCCTGGAAGGAGATCGAGGCCATCACGTCTTCATTTTTCCCAGAGACGTCCGGGGTGCCCTCAGAGAACTTAACTCTTGGCAGGAAGAACATGATGCTCTCGTCGCCCGAGTTGAAGGCCAAGGTCAGACTGGTTTCAGAGTTGTCGATGACCTTCTGGATCAGGGCCGAGTTATTGAAATAAGTGTTCAGCGAGCCGGTGACCGAGAACTCGCCAGCGCCGATCGAGATCGCCCCCAACGTACCAAGAGCGTTTCGCTCGCGGAGGTTGTTCTCGATCTCAATGCTTGCTTCCATGACGAAGTTGTCGCCCATGGCTTCGCCCCCAATGGCGATGGTCGCCACGTTGCTCGCCGCATTGTACACAGAGAACGCTCCAGCGGTGGGACGGGTCAAAGATCCACCGAGTTCCGCCTGGAACTTTTGGGTCTGGCCCGTGAAGCCAAAGGAGGCCTCAACGATTGAGGACGCCGAAGCGCTCATGCTGAACGTGCCGGGGACCATGCCGCGAAGATACTCATGGAACTCTCCGGTTTCGTCGGTGCGGTACGTCCGCTCCAGGGTGTACGAAGACTGCGTCGTGCCATTGCTGATCGACGGGAGCAGGGTGACCGTGGTTCCACTGGTTACGCCAGCAGAGGTCGTCGAGGCGGAGATCGTGATCGACGTTGATCCCGTTACAACGGTAACCGGCGCGATGACTGTCTCAGTTGCATTTTCAACCTTAACGACGCCACCAACAGTGACCCCACTGGTAATGCCGGTACCTGCGAGAGTGGTTCCGCCAGCGACGTCCGTGAAGGTTACTGAGCCGCTGTTTACTTTCACCACAGCGGTCTGTCCGCCAAGGGGAGTGTTGCTGAACAAGACCCCATCCAACAGGCTGTCAAGGGCGGTGCCCGCGATCAGCTCGGTGTCGAACCCGCCGCCGACCGAGCCGTTCACGAGGACGAGGTCACTGATCTCTCGGTCAGATCGGATGATGTTTGAGGTGGTCGTCTCAGGGGTGAAGCCGAGGTCAGACGAGCCGGTGAACGGGAGGGCCACAAGAGCCCCCGACGTCGGGGTGACGCCGGGTGTAGATGCGACCTCTTTGATATAGCGAAGACCCACGCGATTAGTATCAGACATTAAGTAATTCCTTTTTGTTTACGACACGCGGTCGTATGAGAAGTCAGCAACTACGTTCACCTGAAAGTAGGTTCCGTCAGCGCCGAGTTCGTTTATCTGGACGTTCGTCAATCGAACGATGCTGTTGTCCGCATCTTCAAGAGCAAACAGCATTTGGTCGGACAGGTTACGAATCTCGTATTGTCCGCCGCCTTGAGGCATAAATATTTGGATGAAGAGTGCCCCGAATCGCCGCTTCAGCGACTGGTCGCCCAGGCTGATCTGTCGGCCAGAGAAATGACGAACAGTAGCGCGACCGAAGGTGCTCGGGATGTCAGGACGGTCCGCGTCCATGTTGTCGAAGTAAAGCGGAGCGCCACTGGCCTGAGCGTCCCAAGTCGTCTTGACTAGGGTAAGCATCTCGTCCACTGCGCTCATCTGTGTTGACATATCAGTTCTCCACCTTCAGGATGTACAGGATGACCTGTGATCCGGGCTGTACAGTTTCGACCTGTTGGATTTCCAGCACCCGAGAGCCGTCTACTAGTTTGTCCGCGATGGTCGGGGCCACGCCAATGTCCCGTGCTGCGAGGTAAACTAGTACTTTGCTCTGCTCTACTGGAGAAACAACCAGTTGGCCAGCGGTGGACAGGCGAGCTTCCAAGTCCTGCGCGTTCTCATTGAAAAACACAGCAGTCGTCAGTTCATCGGTTGCAGTGGTCGTATCCCCTGCTCCGCCCCAAGGCTTCGCGGGGTCGCCGGTCGTCGTAGACGTCCGTCGAATTGATACAGGTCGGCCGTTCTTTTCGATTAGCCGAACTGCGGTATCTATTAGCGCCATGGTGCCCTCCTATCGGATGGTGCTGCCTGAGCGCCCGCCAGCTAGAAAGCCAGAGGACTGTATGATCTTGTCCGCTGTCGGGTAGGACAGCGTGATCTTGACTCCACGAGCGGTGTCGAATCGGGTCTCCTCTTCGAGTGTGCCGACCTTCTCGCGCTTGTAGCTGATTGAGTTAGGCTCAGTCTGGTCCACGGCGGGGGACAGGTCCACGAGGGCCGCGCCCGTGCCTAGGACTGACAGGGCGTACTCAGCGGTCGCTTCCGCGATCTCTGCGGGAACCGTCGAGCTTACGTCCGCGCCACGGTTGTTCAGGTACTTCGCTGCCATTGGGAAGCTGAGTGCCTGCGTGGTGAGGAGGGGGGTACCTGTGAACGTCCAGCGGGACTCCACATAGTCCGTCGCGCGAATCAGCGCGACGACTTGGTCGGACTCGCTTGCGTCCGCCCAGATTTCGTTACCCCGGAGTGCGTGGTAGGTTGTTGCGTCGGCGAGTGAGATGCAGGTGTTGGCGGCGGTGAGGCCGGTTCCGTCTTCGACGGTCAGATCCGATGCGATTGGCATTATGCTAGATCCTTCGCGATGGTGACTGAGCCAAATAGTACCGTGGAGACTACCCCGGCGATGGTTACTTGGAACTCGTGGTAGAACACGCCAGCCAGGGCAGCGGTGTCCGCTGGGTCGATGAGGACTTCGCAGAGACCGTCCGTGCCGGTGTTGGTGAAGGACACACCGGAGCCCAGGGTCTTAGAGACCAAGGCTGCTCCGCGGGGCTCCACGGCGGTGTTGCTCTTCTTGGACAGTACCCAAGTGAAGGCCCCGGCAGAGATGTCCAGCGGCGATCCAGCGGGGTCGTTGACTGTAACTTCTAATGTCATCGTATCGCCTGAGTGCATTGATGCGTCGTTTGAGGTGCCTAGCGCCATGCTATACCTTTCCTGCGAGGCCCGTGAGCGACGCTGTGAGTGTTTGGACGCCGGTCATCCCGGCGGTGAGTGTTTGTACGCCGGTCATCTCTGCAACTTTGCTAGGCTTCCCGTAGACCACCGTCAGTTGGGACACCGAGGGGTCGAGGGTGAACATCGACCCAATGTCCGAGGAGATGCCGAGGGCCGCGGAGTCAGCCACCGGGGTCATGTACAATAGGACCGTGGCCTTTTCGTCTGTGGTCATCAGCGAGGGGTCGAGGCGGGTTAGGCCCCAGTCCTCATCATCCCAGTTGCCTGGCTCAGTCCATGCGGCGGATCCCTGGGTTGTGATAAACGCGCCGGGTTCGCGTACGTGCCCGCCCCAACTGCCAGCCGTTGCACTGCCCTTCCGGACCTGGATGTAGAACTCATGAGTCTCCAGGCTAGGTAAGCCATACGGAGTCTTTCCGAACGCGATGAACTGATTGTACCCGCGCTCAGAATGTATGCCCTGCGAGGGGAGCAAGACGGGGCTGGCAGAGAACTCGCCGACTATGTTCTCAGAGAATTGATGAAGGGTGACGCCGGACCCGGTAATTGCAATAACCGCTTTGCCGATCAGGTCTATGGTTGCCATGAGGGCTCCTTATATTACGTGAATTGGAACGACAGGTCGCCAATGCCGAACTCAGCGTGATCTAAGGTCGTGACGACGATCGGGGTCGTAAGGTTCCAAAACGCGATGAGCGATACGGACCCGACACCTTTGTTGATTGTGTAGCTGCCGATAGATCCACCAGTCGAGAATTTCGGCAGGATTATAGGCGCGGGGTTTGTGACGAGGCCGAGAGAGTTGGAGACCCACGTACCTGTAATAAGGGTATCGTTTCTGAGATTGGATACCGTACTTGTGTTGCCTCCGTTAGAGAAGTCCCCGTTGGCACTTATAGTGCCCAGGCTCGCATCATAGATTGTTATCTCCCATTGTGCAAGCTCATCCGTGTTGATACTGTTCTGGATAATCGCCCAAAGTCTTCTCCCACCGTTCATGATGCGTCTCCTCTTTCATAGTAGTCGCGCATGAAACCTGCCAGCATGAGGTCAATCTGCGGGCCCGAAGTGTCGGCGCGTTGGGTGATGTCGGCTTCGTATTTATTCCAGACGAAGAACCGAGTGTATGGGTTCAAGGACAGATTGCCTAGGCGGAAAGCACCGCGGGGGGTCAGCCGGTTGGCCAAGAGCAACTCCCAGAATGGGTTGTGCTCGTGGCGAGTCACTCGGTCGATCCTGCGGGACCACTCCTCTACTCCCGGACCGTCTGCGTGGTAGTCCGAGAGGAGGTCAAGAGCGTGAGCCGTGATGGCGTTCAGCCCGTGGCTGTAAGCATTCTGGAAAAAAGTGTTGTAGTGAAAGGTCAAGGCCCCAACATGGTTGAACCAGCCTTGGTGGGGCTTCTCACCAATCAGGCCCACCGAGTAAGCCAGAGCCTCTAGGTTGAGCCGTAAGGGGGCGTCGAGCATCGCGGCGCTCGTCCCATGGGACCGGCCGAGATGGTCGCGTACGCTCCACCCACGGTTCCGTATGGCATGGTATAGGTCGGTGATGACGCCGGCCACCGCGTCGTCTATCTGGGCGTCCACGCCCGGGAGCAACGTGCGGCAGGCCGAAAGGCCGAACAGGATGCCGGTGATCTGGTCCTTCGTGGTCTTTAGCTGGTAGGTGTATCCGATGCGGGACTCAAGTACCTTGGTGCGCCAGAAGTTTCCCTCAGGCAGGGGGTAATCCAAACCGAATGCCAACATGCGACTCTCGGGCATGGCCCGCCGAACCAGTACGCCGCGGGTGCTCGTTGCTGTGGTCAGCAACGAGACGCCCCGCAAGCATAGCCGGATGGCTTCGAGCTTATCCTCAGATGGGGCAGCGGCATAGCGGTAAGCCATGGCGCCCAACTGGAGCCCGGTGTAAAGAGCATTGTCGTCGTCCGTCCAGTAGAGGCCCGAAGAGATGTGCCGCGTGTAGGCTATGCCATCCACCTGGTGGTTCTCGATGTAGTTCTCAAGAGCGGCCTCTAGGGTCATGGGGTATCTCCTTCGGGTCTATATCAAGCGGTAGCCCTTCGGGATACTGAGCATCCTCATGCAAATGCCGCATCCGGTCTGCTCGTGTGAATAGGCAATGTAACTGCTCCGGGTACTTGTTTACTAAAAATGAATCCATGTATCATCACTGACCCCTTTGCCCCTCCGCTTCCACCGAGTGGTCTATGCCTAATTTGATAAACTATTTCCTCAATGTCGAGTGGACCTGTCATCTCATGACCCGTGCTGATTGCAAGGGCATCTGTGAAATCCCATGTCAGAGTCATTACTTTATCTAATTCAGTTGTTCCGGCATATAATAACCCAGATTGTGCATCTCTCGCGGCAGCATCAAATCCTTCAGTAAGGGAAACCCCATTGAGAAATCTTGGATAATCCTGACCTGAGGCTCGATCCCCATGAAAATGCTGTCCTCCATATGCTTTCAAGTCTCTAGCGTATGCAGTGAAATATCCAATATCATTCATACTTGCAGTGGAAGTTCCTTCTTCATTAACTGAGTTGAAAGTCGCAACCATAGACAAATATTTGTATTCGGGAGACAAAGCTCCGTCTGGAATCCCGTCTACAGAAGATGAAGTAAAATGTGATTTTACATGTAATTCATCAGTTCCTGTCCCAGAAGCAAAGTATGGAAATCCAACAAGACCCATCGCCGTCGTAATAGATTCCTCTGTTTCTAAGAGAATACCTTGCCCTACGCGAAGAGCATTCTCACCAGTATGTTGATACAAGGATGCATTGGAGACTCTTGGAAAATTGGCGGCTCTATCAGTTCCCAGATCGACATCCCCAGAAACGAGCTTTGAAAAGTCCATTGCGAAAGAGTATTCATATGCTGGACCGGTAGGCGTGTTACGATCTTTGTTCCGGTCCATCACATACCATTGCTTCTGTGCAAGGGTGGTGCCTTTGCCACGTTTGAGTTTGGACATTTCGGCTCCTTAGTAAAAAAAAAATAGCGGAGAGGACAAGGAGATGTGCTCGCCTTTATCCTCTCCGCAGTTTAGGAGCGTGGAGTCAAGCGCGTAAGCGCAGCAGGAGACTCAACAACACCCCGGGTTTATGTTCATAGCAACTTCATTTCGCGCAGCACCGCCGCGATCTTGTTCTTCTTTTCGTCGGACTCTGCCTGAATCATACGGCGTGTCGCCTGCTGAGACTGCCAAAGCTCCGTGGAGGTGAGCGTCTTGGGTTCGGGGCGAACGCCGCCGAGCTTGTGCCGGACGGCAACCGCCGCCGCCGCCGCGTCTTCGTGCCCTTTGGCCTCTGCGGTCAGAGCTGCGTATGCAGCTTCGTAGTCATACCCCTCGTCACCGGGAAACTTGCCGTCAATTTCAGGCGAGCCGGGGATGGGGTTCTCGCGCTTTGGCTTGAAAGCGCGGGGTTTCTTGTCTTCGCTCATGTTATATCCTTCCGTGCGTCACGCACTTGGGTTGGCTACCTGTCATCAGGCATCCGGGTTGTTGTAGATCTGAACCATCTCAGCCACGATCGCGGACCGCTCGACTTCCTCCTCAGTGAACTTAATGTGTGCGATCAAGGCACTAGGGACTTGACTAATACGACGGATGATGTCGGCTAGGCCGTTCTTCTCGTAGCCACGGTCGAACTGGGCGCCGTCGCCGGTAACAAACAGACGTGAACCCTCGCCGATGCGAGTCGTAATCATCTGCATCTGGCTCGGTGTGGTGTTCTGGCTCTCATCCAAAATGATGATCGCATTCTTGAAAGTCCGGCCACGCATGTATGCGAGCGGAGCAATCTCGATCACCTTGTCCTGTATGAGCTGCTTGATCTCGTCGGGCCGGTAATACTCACCGAGGCAGTCTAAAATGGGCCCCAACCAAGGGGCCATCTTATCTTCGATTGTTCCGGGCAAGAAGCCGTGCTGCTCGTCCACGCTAACTGCGGGGCGAGTGATGACGAGTCGTTCGATGCTCTTTTCCTGAAGCTGCTGGACTGCGAAGATGGTAGACACGTAGGTCTTACCCGTCCCGGCAGGACCGCTGGCAAATACAATCTTCTGACTATCGTCCTTGAGCGCAGCAAGCAGTCGCCGCTGCCTGAAGTTTCGAGCCTTGAGGACCACCTTTTTCATGGGCGGAGCCTTTACAAGTTCGGGCACTAATTCAACGGCTCGCTTCGCTTTTCGCTTCTCTCTTTTGGTCACAAGTTCCCTCTCGGCGCTTCATGCGCTAGTGGTTGACGGACCCTCATGGGCAGCGTCAGACAAGGAGGGGCCCGAAGGCCCCTCCAAGTCTCTATGCTTATACGAGCGTATCGACGCTCGTTACTGATGCAACCGTCTCGCCCAAAATGGTGGCGGATTCAACGGTCAGAGTGACCGTCTCTCCGGCGTCATACGCGCCAGCCGGGTAGGTGATAACAACCGAAGCCAGACCGTTCACAAACGTGACGTCCCGGGATAGGATGGTTGGGGTCGGGGTGGTGGCGTCGGTCAATGTCACGCACGTCGTGATGGTCTTATTGAACCATTCGTGGACATTGCCCGCTGCGTTCTTGAGTGCAACCTGAACGGTACGAGTTGTCCCCGCGTCGGCTACGGTGTTGACTGTGCCGAGCGTTGCTGGGGACGCAGTGAAAACCAGATCGCCGGACATGGCTTCCTGTCGTCGTGCGTTCTGCGCCCCGAGTGCGTGCGAAGTCTTGCTGCTGAGTTTAGGCATATGTATGGCCTTTCGGGGGCCGGGGGGCGTATTGCC